CGTGCTTACATCTTCGATTCTCTTATCTTGCTCTGAAAATCTTTCTCGCATGGCTTTCATTTCTTGCAAGGATTCAATAAGTACATCCTCGATGCATTTTGGCTTTGCAAGGTCTTTCAACTTGTCCTCAACCTTAAGAAAATACTCTCTTGCTTGTTCGCCCTTTTCAGATTTAGAGATCATAGCTAACTTTTTAGCGAATGAAGCGGTGAGTCTATAATCTTGGGTTAAGTTACCCTCGACATTGATGTCGAACCCTATGTAATCCTCATTTTCGGTTGCAAATCCGTTGTCTAAGATGTTACTCTTTGCCCAGCGAGCAAATTGTCCTTTTGCTAGTTCCAAGAACTCGTACAACTTTCTTGCGGTTGTCATTCCGTTTTCATCAATCTGTAATGCAATCTCGATTGGTGTTTGATTTGTTGCTAATTGTAAATCGTTCAAAATAAATTACCTCCTTATATGTTATTAATACTACATTTTCAAATGTTGACTATTAATCTACATTGTTTGCAAAAAAAAGTTGCTCTTTCAATTGCAGATTATCTTCTATTCCCAAGATTCTGCAAAACTCTGCTATTTCACTTGACTTAAATTCAGTTATGTTGTCTATTTTTTGCTTGAGACAATATGATGAAATATTTAGTTTTGTTGCTATGTACGTGTATTTTAAACCACTTTTTTTCACGAACTCTCTTAATTTACTTGAATTGGTCATTTAGTATCCCTCCCTTCATTGAAATATCCACGTTTTGTGTAGATTTATTATCTACAATTGCTATAATATATCCGTGTAGATTATTTGTCAACTATATTTTTGTTTTTTTTCAAAAAAAGTTGATTTTAAATCTATTTTGTTGTAAGATATCTATAATGATTTAGGAGGTAATTCTATGGTAAATATAGGAACAAGAATCAAACGCCGTCGTGAGGAACTTGGAATGTCCCAAGAAGATCTTGCTAACAAATTAGGATATAAATCTCGGTCTACCGTGAATAAAGTTGAAATGGGAGTCAATGATATTGTGCAATCTAAAATAGCAGAATATGCAAACGCATTAAATACTACTCCAGCTTATCTTATGGGATGGAAAGACTCTGAATACAAAAAAGTTGGTGACCGTATAAGGGAACGTCGAATAAAAAAAGAACTGTCACTCGAACTTCTATCTGAAAAAAGCGGAGTGCCTATAAAACGAATATCAGATTTAGAAAATGGATTGCTAGATACTGAAGACGAAAATGTATTATATATAATATCGAAAATTGCTACCTTCATTGACTCACACACTTTTTACTTACTAGGTTTTATTGATGAAGAAGAAGAAAAAGAAGAACAATATATGGGAAAAGTAAATAGTGAGGGTAAAATTGAAAATGCTATAAGGGAAAATGGAGACGAAGATTTAGAAGCCCTTTACAATTATTTTTTGTCATTAAATAAACAAGGGAAAGAGCAAGCTCTGATTCAGTTAAAAAACCTAACTATGCTTAACGATTACGCCTGTGATTATATTTACGAAGATTCAAATAATAATAAAATTTTAATTGAAGTGAAAACACATGGAAGAAAAAAACATGGATGTGAACCATTAAAAAATGAACTTAATGCTGCACATAATCGCACTGATAAGGTTTCTACTCGTGAAGAAAAAGATTTTGATAATAATGTCATGGATAATGACGAGTTTTAAATTTTTATGTTACTATATTGTTAGGGGTGGTATAATATGACATATGATGAACTTCTTGATATTGCCAATGATAACGGTCTAATCGTAAGGGAAAAGCCATTGCAAGCATATGATGGAAGAATTAAGGGAAACCGTGTGGCAATTCGCAAGAATATGCCTACGGTTAAAAAGGCGTGTGTTTTAGCAGAAGAAATCAGCCATGATTTAATTACTGTAGGGAACATATTACAACAAGAAATAATTCAAGATGTGAAGCAAGAATATAAAGCTCGATTCCTTTCATTTGATATGATGATTGGTTTAGACGGTATAATTAAATCGTTTGAAAATGAATGCACTACATTAACGGATATGGCTGACTTTCTCGAAGTGACAACTGAGTTTCTTGTACAAGCCATAGAAAGTTATAAATCAAAATATGGTATTTGCACAAAATACAAGGGATATACAATCTATTTTGAGCCTACTTTGGGCGTATATAAAAGTTTTGGAGGGGATAATCCAGCTATCGCTGATTATTAATAAACGGATGTAAGGGAGAAAATGATGAAAAAATTATCAAAATTATTAGCAGTATTTTTAACCGCATGTATTACGGTTTCTTATCTTTTGCCATTATGTGCAGAAGCCGCTGAAACTGGCCAAGCATCTAGCACATCAGTAGCATCTTCTAATTTAAGTGAAAATGCTAAAAAAGGTGCTTTTAATCCTAAAGATGCTGCAAAAAAAGTAACTTATGAACTTAAAGACACTGGAGTTGGCGTGGTTGCAATCTTAACTAATAAGAATTCAGTTCCAGTAAGTGTTGAAGCAAAATTAGTATATTACAGTAGCGGCGGGAAAATGCTCATGGCTTCATCCGATAATAATTATTGTTTAGAAAAAGGAGCTACATGCGCATTATTCTTGACTGGGCCTTATGACTCTAACTATGAATATGTTGAATATTCCGATTACAAAATCTCACTGACCGTAGATAAAAGCTATGGCAGGAAATATGCAGCATCTAAAATAAAAGTAACTGCTGATATGGGCGCTGACAATGTAACCGCTGAAATAAAAAATGCAAGTAAGTATTCTTTTGATACAATTCAAATTGCAGTTGTATATTTTGATAGCAATGATAATGCAATAGGGTACAACGAAATATATGTTGACTGTGAGGAATCTGGGAGTGTTGACTATATAACATTTGATTTTCCATATGATAGCGACTACCATACTGTTTATCCGTCATCATTCAAAACTTATGTAAATTGCGCTTATAATTAATAGAAGGGGTTGAGTAAATGGCACTTATAAAATGCCCAGAATGTGAAAGGGAAATTTCAGATAAGGCAATTTCATGCCCCTATTGCGGTTATCCAATTGCAGAAAACTGGCAAGATCTTGAACCAAAAGAACCAATGATTGAGAATAGTGTAACCAAAAGTACTACTTATATTGCGCCAAACTATGCTAAGAACTATGAAAACCCAAAGCAGCATCAAAAGAAAAGTGGATGCCTACCGGCATTTTTAATAGTCTTGGGATTGGTAGTATTAGTTTTTATACTTTTCCCAAAAGAATATATACCTGGTAACAATTTAGAAGAAACTAAGGAAAGTATAAAAACTACATCTGAATTAAAATCAAACAATCCAACTGCAAGCCCAATTAAAGAACCAAAAGAAGATTACATGAAATCTTGCAAAAAATATGATTATAAAAAGTTGCTTCGTGATCCGGATGATTATATAGGTAAAAGGATCAACCTAAAAGTAAAAATATCACAAGTAATGGATGGTGGATGGTTTGACGATGGAACTTATTACCGCTGCTATACTGACAACGAGGGATATGATGTGTATTTTGACGATGAATACTATATTGCAGATGCAAGAACCGAAAAAGACGTAAAACTACTCAATGATGATGTTATTACCGTATACGGGGAATATATTGGTTGTGAATCACTGACAAGGGCATTGACAGGCACACAAGATGAAATACCAAAAATTAATATGTTCTATGTGAAATTACATGAAGAAAAAGAAAGTGAATAATACTAAAAATGGCTCCTGGAAATTTTTCTCCAAGAGCCATTTTCTTATTTCTTCAATTTGTTAGCATAAGTAGCCACCCTTTCAACACTTAAGGCCTTTACTTCTTCCACATTGGAAGTTTCGACTACACCTACATTTAGGCATAAATATTCTGTTGCTTTTTTCTTGGATTTTTCCATAGATTTGTTCTCCTTTGATTTGATTAATAGAATTGTTCAGAAATGTTATCAGAAAATATTTCATTCTTATTTTACATTATTTTACATTACATTGCAAGAATATATTTTATATCTTAACTGCCCACTTATGCTGAGCTATGTTATAATGCAAGCGCACGATCCGCTCAACTCCATCATTTTCTATAACTGCGTCATAATTTAGTGTAAAGGTATTAAACGTTGAATTTCCGTTATACGACATACTAAGATCATTTTTACTATCTAAAGGCTTGTATCGTTTAATTTTAAATGTATGCAATTCGTTGCTTTCATCTTCTATCCTAAACTGTATAGGAATAACTGTACCGTCTTTTCCGAACGAACAATACATTTCTATTTCTTTTATCATTGACATCACCCAAAGTGATTATATCAAACATGTGTTCTTTTTGCAATATTAAAAAAGCCGCCAAATTTTTACATCCGGCGGCTTGAAGTAGTCAATTAAATAGAAATTTAGTCACTTATTTTTTCTTTTTTACAGTATTCCTTTAATTCTACAAGTAGTTCATTGTATTCTTTCACTTGTTTACTTAAATGGCTTATGTCGGTGTTATCACGCCCAAATTTATATAATTCTTTGAACTGTAGATGATACTGCGAATTAAGTATTTTGTTTATGATTATAATTAATTCCGTGTCTACATACATATAGTGATCCAAGACTTTTTTTGAGTACGTTTCTACGCGATCAATTTGAACTATAATGTATTCTATGTTATTCGCAATTTTATCATTTTGCAATTCCATAGCTGCTTTCTCATAAGGATTAACTTTCTTGCACATCTCAACATAATCATCCTCATTCATATCATCAAGACTAATATCATTAGTCCATTTATCCCTAAAATACTGAATCTGTTTTTCCATATTAGTTCTAACAAGTTGCATTGGCTTTTCAATACATAAAACTATTTTATCTTGTTTTCTTTTGTTTGGAATGTATACTTGTAATACATAAAATACAAAACTTGCCACATAGGCTAAAGATACTTGGCTAAGGAAGTTGTAGCAGAAGTCTGCTCCTGTAATTACTTCTTCCATATTTTCTGTTATTTTATATGAGAATATTATAAATAAACTTATTATTAAACCTATGTTTATATATTTATTGTCTTTATATCGAAAGAATTCCTTTACTTTATTCATATACATTCCTCCTCTGTTTTTTGTATTAATAGTATTTTATCATTATTATAAAATAAAGAAAAGCCCCGGATCACTCCGAGGCTCTAGTTTTTAAGATGCTATATTTTTTGTGTTCGTCTGTTCTACGAATGATTTTACCTTATCGTAATCCCATCCACAGTCAACAAGTCCACTTATCAAACATTCCATTGACTGAACCGCCTTTAATTCTTCCTCTGTGAAATGATCTCGTAGATTCTCCTGTTTACCAATTTGATACTTTTCTCTTAGCTGGTTTGCATTAATGCCGAAAATCACTTTGTAAATACAATTTGTGTATGTGGAATAAGCATGTCCATGCATGCGATCATTTTCAGTGGATTGCTGCAATGCCTTTGTTAAAGATTGCCTTACTGCAATTCCTTTTTCACGTTCAATCAGTTTTCCTCTTAATGCTTTGTCCATAGAATTAAATTGTTTGATATATGATTCTTTGAACTTCATAGCAAATTCGCCTGTATATCCCATTGCGAGAAGAGTGAATCCATCCCTTGTCATAAATACCATTGGTTGTTTCTTGTTTTGAGCGTTCACATAAAAGGACTGCTCAAAATTGAGCCGTCCAAATTCTTCACTACATCCCAATTCTCGTATATCTTTCAATACATTTTTGTGCTCTTTTCCAAACGTATCCGCTACATCCAAACTACTTACTACAGTTACCTCTTCTTTGTTGATTTTCGCAATTTCTACTAACATAACACCAATCCTTTCGTTGATTTGTTTTTTTGTATAAAAAAGAGCCACCTAGACTTTACTCTAGGCAGCTCTTGGATTTAAAATAAAAACTTTATATTTCCTTTTTAAATAATATCATGCTTTAACCGGACACGGCCGGACATTTTTAAAATTATTTTTATTAATCATAACTTTACTTGATAGCATTTTACCATGTAATATTTGTGCACACAATGGCGCGGATTTTGCACGAATTTTGCATTAAAATTTTCTCATTTTAAATTATATCATGCTTTTTTGTGCTTTGTGTGCGAGTTTTATATGCTCTACTTTTTACTTATTAAACAATGCCTGTTCTGCTTTTCTTCTTCTTGTAAGTCCGGCCAACTCTTTTCCATTCGCCTTATTGTACAAAAGAAGTTTACCGCTTACAGTCTTTGCATCCCTGGTACCTTTTCCAAGCAACACGCTTAGATTACCTGCTCCTACGTTAAAAGCAAAGCTAACTAGCGCATCAAATTGATTTTGCGTAGGTTTGAAACCTGTCTTCGCTCTATTTACAGATTTCTCGAATGATTGCAAATCTTTCTTAAGCAATGCATCTGCTTTCTTCTGACTGATTTTCAATCCCTCTTTGATTTTCTTACCGCTTACCGTTCCAGTATGTCCATATCCAATTGTAAGAACTCCTGCCGGGCATCTATAAGCTGTTAGACGGCATCCCTCGAAACTCTTAATCAATTCTAGCCCTGCTTTTCCAATCTTTTTTCCCATATTATTCATTCTCCTTTTCATTTTTATCTCTAAGCTGCAGCAATGTATTTTTTAACTTATCTGATACTGGTATAAATTCTGCTGCATTCTCCAAAAGGCTCAACGATTCGTTGCATATGTAGAACATAATTACTATTTCACGGATTGGCGCAACTCCACCAGTAATCTTGTCAAGGACGCAAGCCGTAGCAATTACAATTAAAATAAGAATCTTCTTTAATATGCCCTTGAATCCAATCTCGCTCGATAATTTCTTTGTGTAAATCCCTTTGATTATTCCAGTTACGTAGTCCAAAATCATAAGCCAGATTACTGCTTGTAAAAGCATGTCCCATCCTCCAAACAACTTTCCAAAATAACCACCTACGAGTGCAATTACAATACTGATACCATTAAAATATTTTTCCATATCCTGTTCCTCTCTTTTCGCTATTATTAAATTTAAAAGAGCCTAAGACGTATGGTCCTAAGCTCTTTCAGTTACTATTTAGTTGTACAAACTCGGATTTAACCGTTTGTCGCAGTTCCTACGATTTCATCATATTGCAGTTTCGTAAGCAATCCTTTTTCTAACAAAGTATTAAGTCTTTCGATATCCCACAATCTAGGATAGTATTTCTTTGCCATTGCATATACATCTACTGCCATACTTTACACCTCCTGTAATGCTAATAAATAATCAATATCAGCTCTTAATCTGTCTTGCTCGCTAATAGGCAAATCCTCATAAATAACAACGGGATTTTTCATATCTGTCATATCAACACATTTTACATATTTTCCCTGTGGTACTTTCACAATGAAAAAGTGTAAATTCCCCTGTGGTCTTACAAAATTACCTGTACATGGTGTAATTAATACACCTAAATCATCACAAATTATTAAAGTTTCCATAAAATTTCTCCTTATTTAAAAGCTTCCCATGTTAGCAAACCCGTGAGTGGTACAGTAAATCCATCATTGTTTATTTTACAATAGGTTTGTGTTGGATAATATAATACTTGACCTGTAAAGGTAATAAGTCCACCTTCATATAAGATGCCTATAACAGTATTATTTAATTTAAATAACACTATTTTAGGCTTAAATGAAAGTCCTGTTATTGTACAATATGGAACATTACTATTAGGAAATTGTGAACCACCATAATAATAGTAAATATCACCTTGACCGCTTTGTGTATAAGTAGCGGTAAACGTTGCATACTTTGTAGCTCCAATTGCATTCAATACTTCATTCACACCATACCGTAAATAGTCTACTGAATTGTTGTACTTTCCTAACAAATCGTCATTGTATAAATACAAGTTTTCGCCTTCGGTCGGTGTATAATTTCCTACTGCTATCTGCTTTGCTTTTAACTGTCCGCTCACATCGTCGTGAATCTCAGGCATTGCACCAACCATACCAAAAATACTAGTATTTGGTTTAATATTCTCAGGGGTTAAATTGTTATCATCCGCATAAACCCATCCACTTCCGTTCGATAACTCATACCGTCCTTTATTTAGTTCGAAGTATAAACGCTTGCCAACACTAGGGGGAAGGTAGAAACTTTTTGCAGCAGTATCAATACCTTTATAATCAGGCAGTATTCCACCAATCGGATTCCCATCACTTCCTACAATAACTTTTGGTGAGACAACATCATTTTCCGTTGCATTGACAACGCTTACATCAGCTCCACCACGTCTTGCTAATATACATTCACCCATTACCTCACCACCTTTATTTGTATAGGAATTTCTGTAGTTGGCTTTGTTTTATTACATATTACGCTTATTTTATTAGCACTCGTTTTAATTCTGCTAACATAATTCCATGCTTTTTCTTGCGCTTGTGCGGTGGCGAGGGTATCACTCAATAAAACATCAATAACAGGGGTATCTGTTGCTAATATACCGGTTAAAGTAATATCTTGCGTATATGGTGCTGCGGAACCTGTCCAAGTGGTAGTTATCGTAGCGGTATATATGGCAGTCGTTGCCTTTGCGGATAAATCGCTATTTAACTCGCTTTTAATTTCCTCAATTTTGTTTGAGGAGTAGGTCTGATTCGCGCTTGCGGTTGTATCATTAATGATGGTTGTTATCCCGGCTATTTCCTTCGCCTGATTTTTATAATGCTCAGCATTGTCAGTATCTTCACCTGGTCTGGTACCAGTACCACCATGTGTAAGCGATGCCGCTAATGTTGCCTGTTGCGTTGCAGTCGTTGCGCTTCCTGCTGCAGCTGCTTTGGATGCACTTGCTGCGCTTGCACTGTTTGCCGCATCGGTTACATCTTGCTCAATACCAGGGATATATGTATTTTCGAGTAAAGTCTTAAAATTGCCAACAAATACTGTATTTTCAGCTACTTCTATGCGTTTTGCTTCAATTTCATCTAAAATAATATTAAAAGCAGTGATATACTGTTGTTTTATATCATCTGTAGCGGCCGCGATCTGGTCTAGCATATCTGTAATGGTAGCCATTGGTTTAACCACGCCGGGAGAAAAGCACATCCAAACTACTTGCTTTGATGAATCGGTGTCTATACTGACCGCCCACTCACCAGGTAGCATCTTGGATGGGTCAAAGTCTGCTTGCAGTCCTCTTCTAATTTGAATAGCCATCTATATCACTCCTTTCTCTTTTAGCAATGTTTCTAATATATCAAGTCTATTTTTCAACAAATCTATTTCTTTTTTTTGGTCTTGAACTAATTTCAATGTTGCCGGAAATAAAATATTAATGTTCCACATTTCAGGCTCACCGTTTTCTTTTCGGTCAACTGCTATCGGGTATATTTTTTCAATATCTTCAACTATGAAACCAATAATGTCAGTATTTTCCCTGTCGTCTCCATCTACTAAATATCCTTTTTTGTATCTGAATTTTTTAACTGGAATATCATATAATTTAGACGGTTCTAAATCTCCTAGTTTCTCGTTAATGTATTTTTTGTATCTTTCAGAGGAAGATGCAGCGTACATAATAGCACCAGTTTCTCCAACTAGTCTACAGTTTGCAGCATTAACAGAAGTTCCCGGAGAAGTAACATAAACTCTAGGAGCAGATAAACTTGTTTCATGCCTTAATCCGGTAGAATCTGCGTAAAACCATGTCACGTCACGATTAACCCATTTAATTCCAGTATTATCTACTTCTGAATGGCTTACTCCAGGTCCTGTTGATGTTTTTACACTATTTTTACCAATCAACAAACCGGTTTGACCGCCCTCGATTTCTGTAGTTTCTCCGAATTGAATATAACCGTTTGCAATATAAACAGTTGTATCTGTTCCATTAGTTGAAATTATTTTTGAACCGGAAATAGTTGAACCAGCTTTTATATTTCCTATAAAGCTACCATTGATAGTTTCTATGGATCCATCCGTTAGTATTTTAAAGTTTCCATTTGCAGTAACCAGCCCCTCGAGGTTTATGTTATCTGCCTTTATAGTAAATGAGCTACCATCTTCTGCGCTAACTCCAAGTTCGGCAGTAACAAGTTTTCCATTACCAGATACTTTTAAAACGATTGTTTGTAATGTTAGATTAATTGAAGATGACAAATCTCCTTCTACTGACGATGCCCTCTGCACTTCTGCCATGATTGAATCGTTTGTTTGCTCAAATTTAGAAGTTGTATTAGATTCTAAGTTACTGACTGTTTTTGAAACATTCGCAATTGCTTTTTCAGTAGCAGTATAACTCCTTGCATTATTCTCACTTTTTGTCTCTGCTCCGCAAGAAAAGGATTCTCTTTGACCAACTGTATAAGACAGATTAGTTATAATTGTCCAATAAGAACCTTTGCGATCAGATATAATTGCTATGTCTCCAGCTTCAATACTTGGGTCACTAAGACATTGTGAAGCATCAAACATTCTGAATTTCAATCCTGCTAATTTAGCACCAATCGTATTAATTACGGTCTGTGCTTGCGCTGTGGTCGTAATAAGACCGTTTCCACTAATATAGATTATGTAACCGCTTGTACCATAATTGAGCGTCATTTCGGTTGTTGTAGTTGTTTCTCCATCCGTCGTGGTTACACTGTAAGTCAGATTTACACCTGTTATCTCGGTATCATCTGTGGAAATCTGTGGTTGTGTACCATGAGAGTAAAGATGATGATATGCTGCCATATCAAGGAAACTTCCACCGTTTGCATTATCGCCACTTGTGTAGTCGGTAAAATTACCACCATCTAAATTATCTCCGGACTGATATGATGCTTGCGTTGTAGTATCAAATTCTCCACCATTAATCATAGGGTTTGAATCGATAATATCCGTCCGATACCACTTGATTTCTAACTGCCCATTATTATTACATCTTGCGTAATTACAACCTAACTGTGCAATCCATGAAACAACATCAAGGCAAGTTATGGATGTGTCGCTAGGCGCTTTGCTGATAACATAATTTGAATTATCAAAAGTGGTAGTTGAAAGGATAACTCCACAATGATTGCATAAAGTCTGTAAAAGATTCCCTGCGGTAATTGGATATATAATTGTTACCTCGCTGAAATCAACCTCGAACTTAGACATATTGTCAAGGCATTCTAATGTAATGATAGAACCTCTGTATTTTGGATTTTCAGCAGTGAAAACGCCTTTCTTTAACCATTCTGTACTTGTACTTAATTCAAGCCCTACAGATGGAGAAATGACCGCATCAGCAAAATCATATTCCGAATATTCATCCTTTAAGTTTGACAATGTCAATGTGCATCCACCAATTATTGCGCCACCCACTGAAAATGAATCTGTGGCACTTGTACCGTCCGTAAAAGATAATCCGTTTTGCATGATATTACTATCTAAGGCATGAAGGACAGTTCCATTAGAAAGTGTAATGTCGGACTTCATATGAAACTTTCTATTATTCTCTTTTCCACTAATAAACTGTTTATATTCTTGACTAGTCACAATCGCCATGCTTAATCATCTCCCACTCCAATAAAATTAAATGCCGCACCTTTCCAAATAACTTCTCCATCAACTAATGAGTAACATGGTGTTGTCCTATCTCCTACCGTAAAATTTCTTGTTACATAGGTGTTTGGATAACGAGGGTCTGGATATGTAACTTTCATGTAAGGCTTTCCAGTAACCGCATTTATGAGTGCTGCACATTCTGCCCAGTTAAGTTTGTTCCATGAGCAATTTAACTTTATGATTGTATTTATAATATCCTTCTGTTCGATTCCATCGTTTGTACTTCTTCCGCTTTCTTCACTGGACAAATCGGATATAATTGGTTCGTAAGTTGAAGGGCAAGGAATTACCGCTCCATCTATTTTCCATTTGCTCATACGCCCTCCTAACTATAAAAAAGACGCATACCTTTTTGATATGCGTCTAATATTATGGAATTTTTGTTACTGATTGATATTTCCTATTTGCTTTCTGCTGTGCTCTCTGTACGGATTTCAAAAGAACTCCATCATCCATATACATTGCATTTTCTAAATAAATATCTCCAGATGAATTTCCACCACCGTTTTCTCTAATTGCTCTTGTCATTCCACGATATGCCGCTTCTTCTATTCCGGATTCGATTTGTGAATTATTAGCAACTGCCGTTCTTCCACCCATAGTACCGACAAGTTCGGGACCACTCTCTCGAGCGACGAACATTTCACCTACACCAGGGAAACCACCGTTTGCGTAAAAGCTAAGTTTAGGAAGATTCATTGTAACTTCTTTTCCAAAAATGCTCTTAGTTACCGGCTCTGTATCTATTTTAAGTTTTGGCAATGAAATTGACTTGAACCCTTTAATGAGCGAATCTATCATACTCTTACCGATTTCTGATAAATCCGGTATGTTCTTTGACCACCACGTTTTAATATCTCTTGCCCAGCCTTTTACAGTAGATTCTGTAGTGTTGAAAACGCTCTTAACTGATAGGTTTCTTTCTCCCCACCATGTTTTCACATTTCCCCACCAAGTAACGGTATTTTCCTTTGTGGTATCAAAGCTATTCTTTACAGATAATTTTGCATTTCCCCACCATTTTTCAACCCCGGACCACCAAGTTGAAACGTCTGATTTCAGTGTATCAAACTTATTCTTAACAGAGAGTTTCTTTTCTCCCCACCAAGGCTGTACCTTTCCAGTCCACCAATTAGATACATCAGTTTTTAGGGTTGTGAGTTTTGTCCCAACTTCAAGTTTTTTATTGCCAAACCATTTAGATATTTTGTCTGGCCATTTTTCAACGGTTGATTTAAGTTTATCAAAGCTTTCATCCCATTCTTTGGACGAGCCAATCATATGCTCCCTTGATGGTGAATTGTCTTTGTAGTTAGTCCACCAGTCCGAAGATTTTTTCATTTGTTGGTATCTACCCGAACTTTGTTTATTTTTATTCCATGTAGACCTTATTTCTGCTCTTTCTGTTGGTGTTCCATTTTCATATCTATCCATTAGATTTAAGGCGTTTGCCCACGCAAGAGCTGTTCCTACTAGTGTAATAGTTATTGCAAATCCACCAAGAGTGGCAGCGAATGGAGCTACTTTTGTTATAAATGCTTGTATTGCCGTTAATGCAGTTAATGTGCTAGTAGCAATCTTTAATCCAGTAAATGCCCCAAATAATATCGCAAGTGAATATCCCCATTGTCTCGCATTTTCTGGATCACCTTTATCTAATGTATCTGTAAGCTTAGACAGCCATCCATCTTTTCCAAGAAGCAAGTTTATTCCACCGACTGCTAAATCGCCAACATCCTCGAAGAAATCAATAAGTCCTTCTCCGAAATTTTCTGCATATGGTTCTATTGCTGTCCAAAAATCTTTTAATGATGTTCTGATTTCTTTCCATTTAACTTTGTTTAATAGGTTGTTCAAAACCTTTATTAGTCTAGGCAATCCTTCACCAATCGCCCAATCGCCAAGTGGCGTCAGGAAATCGTCGTAAAAATCAGATAATGCACCAAAACTAAAATCTGCAAATTTAGCAAATCCATCATTCCACAGACCTTCCAATGCAACTTTAACTGGCTCAAATTTCTTGGCAATCGCATCTGCAAATTTTGTAGCATTGTTCTCCATGCCGTCAAATGCTTTGTTCCATGCGGTTTCATAATCAGAAAGAGCCGTGTTAAGCGCCCCTGTCATATCAAGGGCACCGCTCGAATCTGTAGTTACTCCGCTTCCACCACTTTTAGAGGTAGAATTATCATTTAAGATATTTAATTCATCAAGACCAGACACGGTCTTTTTTAGCTTATTAGCACTATCCGTGGCTCCATCAATAGCATCAGTTGCACTATCAGCTCCGTCTTCTATATCTTCAAACCCATCGGAATATCCTGCGCTTGACGAACTTATTATTTTTGATAAATCAATACCTAATAGACTACCTACCCATTCAAATAATCGACGAATCGCAATTACAAGCGCATTTATGTATGGTAATACTTTAGCCACCATAGGAAGAAATAAATTTCCAATTGTTCTGCCTAATGCAACAAAATTATTTTTAAGTAATCGCAATTGATTGCTTGGAGAATTGATCGTGTTTGCTAAGTCTCCCCATGCTACTTTCGATTGGTCTAAAATGGCAAGCATACGAAGTTGCATTTTTTCAGCTTGTGTCATTTCTGATACATTTTTTTTGATTCCAAGGTTATAAGCATAGGTAGCAAGTGTTGCATTGGTAATATCAATACCATACTTATACAATGCTCTTGATTGTCCGATAATTCCGCTTTTAAAATTCGTCATTACCTCAGATAAATCTATGTTTCTGAAAGAACTCATATCTCCTGCAAGCATTGTTAAAGCTTTTGAAGTAATAACGCTTGCCTCCCCAGTTAATCCCAAAGAGTTTGTTACTTGTGCAAGGCCTGCCGCATAATTTACAAGTGATGTTACATCAAGACCTAAATTACTCATGCTTCTGATTTCGGATAATGTTCCATCCGTGTTTAAATTAAAACCGCTCATTTTCCCAAGTAATGAACTTAATCTTGTTTGGAATGAGCTTGCGTATGCTTCGGCATTGGTGTAACCGTATTTTCCGAAATCTTGCGACCATTCGCTTGCTATCTTCCCCATTGTTACATTAAAGTAGTTGTATTCTTCAATATAATCCATAGAGGATTTAATGGCGGTCCCTAATAATTTCACCGCACGTATTAGCAAATAAAATTTTGCATATAAAAGTCCGATTGCACTTGCAAGGGATTTCGTTCGTGTTTCTGCCGTTCTAGCTCCGTTTGAATAGCGCCTAAATCCATTTGTAATAGTATTTGACGCTGTCCCAACTTTTCTGCCTTGTGAAGCCAAATTAGCAAGTGAATTGGTCATATTAATAATGTTGGTTGAAACCTTTGGAGCAGTTGAAAGAACTGCCATAAGGTTTTTTAATGAATTGGCCAGTTGTGGCATATTTGTAATCGCAGTTTGAACATTCTTACCACCAAGTTTCGATATGCTCTTAGCCATTTCTGCAACATTCATAGTATTTTGGCTAACTGTTCCAACTCGATTAAATGCGCCAACCATTGTATTGATAGCGCTTGCTGTTGCATTCATCTGTTGTGTATTAATACCACTTATTTTTTCAATATTTTTAACAAGGCGTGTAAAATCGGATGTCTTAACATTATTTAGACCTTGTGCAGCATTTGAAAATTTACTAATTCCGTTTGAAAGACCTGTCAATCCACTCCCATTAATTCCATTAAGAGAAGATTTCATAGATTCTAGCTTTGAAACTAGCTTATCCAATTGTTGATTTGCACTTGCTGCTTGCGCTTGGACTTTAATCTCTAATCTATCAATTTCAGACACCGAACATCACCTCTATTCTTTCATTCTGTGACGTTCGAGACGTTCTGATTTTCCGCTAACTCTTTGCGTATTTTATCTCTTTCCCATCTTCCTTGCATTATCAGCATGGATTGGACAAATTGATCTCTTGCTTTCTGCTTTTCTTCTTCGGTATACTCTCGTTCTTCTTTTTCTTCATCTAGCTTTTTATCGAATCCATATGGGTGTTTTGGATATTCATGTTTTGATAAAGCGCTTACAACCGCTTCTCGGAAATACATACCTTGCTCCCATCGACCGTAGCTTTCAATTTCTAAGCGTTTTTCATAAGCTTTTTTGTAATAGCTAAGCTTCTTTGGATTTAGATGCCAAAATCGTTCATCCGTAACACCATAAAGCAAAGCATTAGGAAGAAATTCCTCATATATTATTTCTTTGAAGCTTTTGTTGCTTTCGGCTTGTGATCCGTTGGAGTTTTCGGTTGGTTCTTCTCTTCCTCGAAGTCCAGACCGATTTGTTTGAAAAAACCGTCGTCACCCATGCAATCAAGAATTGTTTGCATCATGCCATAAAAATTGCCATCATTCGCATCTTTATTTTCTTTAAAGTATAACTTTAATAATTTTCTTGCTTCATCAGACCCTAAGACAGTGCCGTCTCCATCTTGACCATGATTTTCGATTAATCCCGCGTAAAACATGGAAATTGTCGTTGTAGGCAATCCAACAATCTGCTTAACTGTTTCAGTTACTTCCTCCTTGTTTCCTGCCTTTGACATACCATCAAATAACTTAATAACCTTTTCTACGCAATCTTCGTTTGCTACTGCTTCAAAACAGTATTCTAATGTATAATTTTTACCACCAATTTTTAATGTTTTCATAGTTCGTTCTCTCCTTAAAATAAAAAAATAGGGGAAGATTTCTCTCCCCCTTGTTGTTATTCGCCTACTGTTGGTTCAATTGCTGTGTCTAAGCCTTTGAAATCATTGATAACGTTCGAGATTTCATACTCGAGTGGATTTGACACATCAATATCAGGCATTGGAATGTCCCCAGGTTCTGCAATAATATAAAATGATTTTGCCATGTTCGGAATCCAAACAACAAACCATGTCTGTTTCCCTGCTGCCTTTGCGGTTTCATATGCAGTAATCAATGCGTTCCATGCAGTTACAAAAGCATCGCTTGCTCCAAAAGTTAAAGGCCAATCACCGCCAGTATCTTTTAAGCCTGCAGCATATTTCTTAATCGCATCCTCTAATGCAGTTACATCAATTTTGTCTGTTGTAAGGCTTACGCCAGCAATTTTTTTACACCTTGCAATCTGTGTAAATGTAGTCGGTCTTGTTCCAGCGGTTGTTTCAACTGCCCAACCAACTTTAATTCCAATTGTAGTTAAATCCATTGATTTACCCACCTTTCTTCAATAAAAAAAGAGCCTTTCAGCTCTCGGTTAATAAAGTTTATCTCCGTCCCCAACTGGACGAGAAAATCTTGCTACTGTGCAATAATAATCTGCGGTATCATCTTGGAATGGTCCGCTTGTCAAGTTATATCCCATACTCAACATTACATCACCGGCTTTATCCATAAGTGTTCGTGCTTCGGTCTGACGTCCACTTGCACTAGATGAATATGCTTTGATTTCAAGTGTGGAACTTATTACACATTGGTTTCCTTCTAAATCACTTGAATTTGTAGGCTCTCCAAGTCCATTGACATAAAGACAAGGGTAACTAGGTGGAATCCCTTGTTTCTTCGCGGTCAGATTCAACGTAGGATATGGTGCTCCTTCTTCTTTTCTAAGCTTCTGTGATAGCCTTGTCATGGCTATATTAAATACACTAAGCACTATGGAACACCTCCCTTGCTATACTCTCAATTTTTTCATTTAAAGCCACAGTTGTGTCATACATGAACGGTCTTGACTTCATACCTTTTGTCCAATGCCATGCACCATCTTTATAGTAATACCATCCCATATCGCCATGTTCGTTGATATCGTATTTCCACCCAACAACCGAAGTATTTGGATGTGGTGCTCCTGCACCCATGACACCCGTACCAAACTCAACATAAGCGGCATAATTACAATCCGTAACGATTAACCATGTGGCTCCATCTTTTACAGTACCGGCATATTCGCTTCTAATGCTTTGTAGCAGTTCACCAGAATAGATTGCATCCAAGTTGGCTACATTTACCCTTGCAATTTCGACTCCTACTTGTGCAAGCCTTTCAGCAAATATTTGGCATTTATAAGTGATATCATTTTGATAGGCTCTTACTTCTTTGATTGCATTTTCAATCTCGGAAACTGATAAGCCAAAAGAAATTGATTTTGACATAATCAGCCCACCTTTTGACCATCAATGTGCATTACATATTTGCCGCCACATTCGCATTTTGCGTTGCAATCAAATACACTCCAGTTAGCGGTTGATTTTTCTTTGTTTGTAGGTTGTGGCTTACCACAGTTTTCACATTTCAATTCCATCAATGGCTTTCTTGCCATAATATCACCTACCAATCTTCACTCGAACCACTTTCGGTTGTTGTTGTTTCTGTTGTTGTCTTGCTCACAGTCCTTCGCTTAATGGCTATCAGCATACCATTTAAGCTGTCCAAAGGAGCCGCAACCACTTCATAGTCAGCACTTGCCGGATTAACTGAACCGTCCGCATTAAACGTGGGTGTGTTCTTGACCCATACAAGGCTTGTTTCATCAATAGGCAAGTTCATATTGCATGTAGATATTACACGGTCATGTTGAACGCTTACGCCGAATGGTGATTGCTCCGAATCTGATTTGCCTGCCGATAAATTTGCATAAAAAAGAACCGGGGCAGAGTAACCACTCTTTGAATCCCCGGTTTCATTTCCATCTTTATCTAATATGTCTATTTTATCGCTATAGAGCGCATAATACATTTTTCTCTCATTTCTTTTTAAGTTTTTCATACAGTCCTCCCACCACCATTTCTGACTGTTCCCTGCCAATTTAAGGAGAGAATCGAAAACTGGCGCATCCTACTTTAAAAAGTTCCTACATGGGGTGTAATGCTCTGTAAATAATCGTTTTCACTAATGTATGAACGGTTCGTGCCATTCTCATTATGAGAACTTTCGCCCTCTGCCCCTTGTTTGTTGTACAAATAAACAAAAAGTGAATCCACCACGTCCATATATCGAAAAAGTGAAGCCGCTTTCTTTGTAGCATCATATCCGTATGGATAATCGATACGCACTACCTTTTCTTGTGCTTGTGCAAGGTAAACTTCAATGACAGT